TCCCAACAAATTCTTAATACTATTGTTGATTTTCCCGCTTACAAAATAATGTTTTCTTAATTCTTTATCAAAATTATCTCTTAAATATTCGGTTGTAATTTTGCCAACAGGCATACTATTTTGTAATGCGGTGGCTACACCTTTTGTTTGCTCATAGAATTGTCTAAAATCAGATACTTTAGCTTTATTTTGCTCTTTAAGTTCTTTTGCGTATTTTGGATTATCTAAGAAAACAACGTATTGTGTTTCACGGTCATTGATTGCATATTGCGCAGCCGCCTCGCCAAGCTTACAGCGTATTCCGTCAGGATAGAGAAAACGTCCTTTTTCATCGGAAATCTGGCCATTCATCATAGCTGATTGTGCGCGTGTGCGGCTGTCAAGAACGGCAAGAAGCTTTAATCGTTTATCATCTCTTTCGACTGCTGAAAAAATCTCGTGAGTCCTCAATGAAGCCATACGCATTGTTTCTGTTCTTGCAATGCGGTAGGTTTGATATATATGTCCGTTTCTATGTGAAAATTTGCCATTTATAATGAGCTCTTTTGCTTTTGGCGTTATAAGTCCGTCTTTATTTCGAAAGCCCATTATAATATCGATTTTCTTTTGCACTGCCTGAATACTGGAGCCGTTTTCAAAACTTTTTGCAATAGCTTGTGTTACTTGATTTGCCATAAGCTTTGAACGCTTTAAAACAGATTTTTCTGCAAGTATTCTATTTGTTATCTCAAATGCCTGTGTGTTTGGTAAAACAGACACAACAGCGGGAATGTATTTTATAGGCTCGCCGAGTGTCTGTGAAGCAAAATCATACTCAATAACCCCACATTCATTGTAATTGTCAAGTATATTGCCTTTTAAACCAATAAACATTTCATTGTATTTTTTAACAATATAGGCTTCAAGCTCTTTGTAAATCTGTTTATCTTCCTTCAACTCTAAAAGCTTTGAAAAAACATATTTTCTGACCTCTTGAAAATCAGTAATACATTTTGCCTGAGCTTCTGCGATAAGTTCGTTGTACCGTTTTCTCAATGCTTTTAGTTGTTTAGGGGTCGGTTCTTTCATCAGATTTCACTTGTTAAAGTTTCGTAGCTTTCTGTTTCAGCTTCTTGCACCAGTTCTTCTGCTTTTTTCTCGTCATATCCTGCTTTTATAAATATTTCTTTTTGTGGCAGTTTGCCGCCTGCTGCAAGCATATCTTTTAACCATGTCATTACATCTTTTGGAA